TGACCTAATCATCTTAGAAGACGATGGCACGGCGCGGGTAGTTGATTACAAAACGGGCAAGTCCGCTAAGTACGCTGACAAGGGACAGTTAGAATTGATGGCATTAGCTATCTTTAAACACTTCCCCGAAGTTACAAATGTCAAAGCCGCACTGCTTTTTGTTATTGCCAAAGCGTTCCCAAAAGCGGCATACTCTAAGGATGACGAACCAAAGATGTGGGAGAAGTGGTTACGCGACCACGGGCGCATGCGACGTGCATACGAGACCGACGTGTGGAACCCCCGACCATCAGGACTATGTAAGAAACACTGCGTGGTGCTAAGTTGCCCGCACAACGGAAGGAGTTGATATGCCATACAAGAACCCCAAAGACCGCAAGAAACAGGTCAACGCACCTGTAGGTAGCTCTACGTTTGAGGCCCGCATGGAGCGCCAACGCGCCCGCCGTAAGATGGATAAAGAAGGCAAGGACGCCAACGGTAACGGTAAGGCTGATAAGCGCGAAGGCAAAGACATTGACCACCTCAAACTACTGTCCAAGGGCGGCAGTAACAAAGACGGTGTACGTGTCGTCAGCCAAGCAAAAAATCGTAGCCGCAACGGGAAGAAACCCGCTTGACGTGCATCTAGTCTTGGACTAGAGTATTGGAAATAGATCGCCCGTAAGGTGTGGGTGGGGCGGTCGGGGCGTTGAAATGTCGTCCCTTTAAACTACACCAGCCAGTACGACTGTCTCCGATGATTTACGGGTCGGGAGCTGGCACCCAGACAGATATACGTAGGTAGGACGCACACCGCTTCCTGCCTACTGGGCTTTACAAAAACGAAAGTACGAAGTGGAAATAATCGATAACAAGGCACTGTTGCTTACGTTGCGTCACCCACAAAGAGTGACCACGGTGATACCAAAAAGTAAAGAACTACCCAATAACAAAGTACTTGTTAAGTGGGGCTTAGATGAAGCCAAGGTGCTACGCAACCTGAAGATTCGTGGCATACCATCCCCCATCCTTGGGGCGTACGACTGGCCCGGCCAGTACAAACCGTTTGACCATCAGAAGGACACCTCTGCGTTCCTTACCCTGAACCAACGTGCATTTTGTTTTAACGAGCAAGGTACGGGTAAGACTGGCTCTGTAATATGGGCGGCTGACTACCTGCTCAAGCAACGCCGAATCAAGCGTGTACTGGTGATCTGCCCCCTGTCTATCATGGACTCGGCGTGGCGCGCTGACTTGTTTAAGTTTGCCATGCACCGTTCTGTTGACATTGCCTATGGTGCCAAGGATAAGCGCCGCGCAATCATCAAGGGCAACGCCGAATTTATCATCATTAACTTTGACGGCGTGGAACTGGTATCAGATGAAATCGCCAACGGAGGGTTTGACCTAATTGTGGTGGACGAAGCTAACGCATATAAAAACGTTCAGACTAAACGTTGGAAAATTTTGAACTCTTTACTAAAACCCGATACATGGCTATGGATGCTGACTGGCACACCAGCGGCGCAGTCCCCATTGGATGCGTACGGACTGGCAAAACTGGTTAACCCACAAGCCATACCACGGTTCTTCTCGGCATTCCGCGATCAAGTTATGGTGAAGCTGACGAACTTCCGGTGGGTACCCAAAGAGAATGCAACCCAATCCGTATTCCAAGCATTGCAACCCGCACTGCGCTACACCAAGGACGAGTGCTTAGACCTGCCGGAGATGACGTACGTAAACCGCCAAGTCGAATTAACAAAACAACAGCAGAAGTACTACACCCTGTTAAAGAAGCAGATGATTATGCAAGCCGCCGGTGAAGAAGTCACATCGGTCAACGCCGCCGTCAACATGAGCAAGCTACTGCAAATCAGTTGTGGGGCTGTGTATTCCGACACGGGCGAGACGTTAGAGTTTGACATCAGCAACCGCTACAAGGTGCTGAAAGAAGTTATCGAAGAGGCCAGCCAGAAGGTCTTGATCTTTGTGCCGTTCAAGCATGTGATTAGTATCTTAACGGCGAAGCTGATTGCCGACGGTATAACCACCGAAGTCATCAACGGTGACGTGCCAGTGGCTCGGCGTACAGACATATTTAAACGCTTCCAAGAGACAGAAGATCCCCGCGTAATGGTTATCCAACCGCAAGCCGCCGCGCATGGGGTAACGCTCACCGCCGCAAACACCGTGGTTTGGTGGGGGCCAACACCGTCACTAGAAACCTATGCCCAAGCCAACGCTCGGGTACACCGCTCGGGGCAACGTCACCCGTCCACAGTAGTTCAGCTAGCCGGATCACCTGCTGAAAGACACGTTTACAAGTTATTAGATAACAAAATAGACGTTCACTCAAAAATAGTTGATCTTTACAAAGAAATACTTGAATAAAGGAGGATTAACCACTATAATATAGATTCCAACATCAACTGGAGAACGAAATGACCGAAGAAAGCAAGCCAAGAGTACCGACAGACAAGTTGGTCAAGGCATACCTGAAGATGACCGCATCGCTAGCTGAGAAGCGGCGTGCGTACGAGGCCGAAGAGAAAGTGCTCAAAGACAAGATGGCGAAAGTCAAGTCCGCTTTGTTGGCCTACTGCAAAGAAGAAAATCTGGATAGCGTTAAAACTTCCGAGGGTTTGTTCTTCCGCACAGTAAAGCGGAACTACTGGACAAACGACTGGGAGTCTATGGGGAAGTTTGTGGTTGAACACAACGTACCACAGCTTCTGCACGAGCGCTTGCACCAGACCAACATTAAAGAGTTCTTGGAAGCCAACCCCGACCTGCTACCACCGGGGCTAAACGTGGATAGCGAATACAGCGTAACCGTAAGGAGAAAGTGATGAACGAACCTTTTGTGCCAATCGAAGAGTTGGCTAAACATTTTTCAGTATCCGTATCAACCATACGTGCGTGGGTACGGCAGGGGCATATACCAAAACATGCTTACCTGAAGATCGGTAACACGTACCGCTTTTCTATTTCCAAGGTGGTAGCCGCGCTGTCGTCTACACCGAAAGAAGAACCTGTTGAGTTAGTTGATGCGGTTGACCCGAACCAACTTGAACTTGATTTTGACGCCGAAGAAGATCTGTAACCCAAGGAGAAAATTATGTCCGAACTATCATTATTTAAAAACTCATCCGCCCTTGCTTTGCTGGGCGACGTAAAAGATAACCTGACCGACACATTGGCGGGTTCATCCGGCGGCGCTACGAACCGTCGCATCAGTATCAAAGGCGGTGTATTCCGCGAGATACTTAACGGTAAAGAAGTGCGTGTGAACGAAGACCGTTCTATGAACGTCGTGCTTATCAACGCCGCGCCCATCAGCCGTATGTTCTTTTCAGGCGCGTACAACGAAGGTGAAGTGGCTAAGCCCGTATGCTGGTCTAGTGATACGCAAACACCCGACCCCCAAGTGCCTGAAGAGCAACGCCAGTCAGCACGTTGCATGGACTGCAAACAAAACATCCGTGGCTCCGCCGCATCGGGTGAAGGTCGTGCATGCCGATTCCAACAGCGCACGGCGCTTATGCTAGAGGGTGATTTGGAAGGCTCCGCTGTCTATCAGTTGACCCTGCCAGCTACGTCTGTGTTTGGCGATGCCGAGAAGGGCAAGATGGGCTTACAAGCCTACGGTCGATACCTCAAGGCACACAACACGCATGCAATCAGTATCGTGACTGAGATGCGCTTTGATACGTCTAGCCCTACACCAAAACTGGCGTTCAAAGCTATCCGTCCGTTGGAAGAAGCTGAGTTGCGCAACATGATCGAGATGAAAGATCATGCCGATACCATCAAAGCCATCACGCTTAACGTGTCACAGATGGATGGTGTTATCCCTGCCGGTAGCGCTAAGCCTAGCCTGTTTGTGGAAGCCCCGAAAGCCGAGAAGCCCAAGGCCGCATCAAAAGCCGCGACTGCTGACGAAGAAGTTGCTGAGCCGATGAAGGTCGTAAAGAAAACTGCCGCCGCAGTTGAGGAGAAGTCTGACCTGTCCGATATTGTGGACGAGTGGGACGAC